AAGGTGTTTTATCTTTAGATCCATCTTTATAACCATCTGGTACATTACCTGGGTCTGAATACATTCTACCGCTACCATATAATGATGCTAAATCATGGGGAGTACCATATGATTTACCTGTTTCTATAGGATCATTACCTTCTGCTTCTATTTGGTCAATTCTAAATTTACGTTTAGCATCCTCTCTAATTAAATCTCTATTTTCCTCAAATTGATCTTCACTTAAGTGGAATATATGTTCATAAATCCAATCAGTAGGCATTAAATTAGTTTCCATCATTTGGGCAGCTAAATCAACTTTTTCCTTCATTAATGCTATTCTTTCTTGATCATAAATGATTGAAGGGTTAGTTAATGATAATTCAAAATTACCTAATTGTTCATCTCTATAACCTTGTGTGTATAAATGAACTAATGCTATTTTATATAATTCAGATACAATAATTCTTTGTATACGTTCTATTGTACGAGCAAATCTAATATCTTGAGCAGCTAATGTAGCTTTACCATCTGAATTTTCATCATACCCCATAAACTGTTTAGGTACTTTTAAAGCTGCAAATAATTTATCTCTTAAATATTCAACATCTTGAATTCCATCCCATTGTAAACCATTTAAATTTTCAATTTTAGTTGCTTGATCATTTCCTCTAACTGGTATATAAAAATCTTCTAATATGTTTTGCATATTATATTTTAAATTATATTCCCCTGTTTTTTCATCTACAAATGGAGTACGCTTTAATTTACTTAAAGTTTTTTCCATAAAAGCATCTACTTCATTTGGAGGAATTGCCCCAACATTCATATAAAAAATACGTTTTTCAGGTGCACGTACAATTCTATGAATTAACATTGCATCTTCCATTAACGTATATTGTTTAAATAATTTTCTAGCTGGTTCAATGTAAGATCTACCATATGGTAAAAAATTCATGTCTGATAATAATCTAAAATGAGCCATTTCATAATTATCAAATATTATACTACTTGCTTGATCTCCCGAGTTAGGAACATTGTAATAACCATAACTTGAAGTTGATACTCCATCAGGTTGAAATCTAAATTTTACATCTTGAGGATTATGTTCTTTTCCAGTGTCAGCATCCATTCCAATATTTCCTTCTATTCTTTCGATATGAAAAGCTGTATAAGGAATTACATTATATACACCAAATTTTTCAGCAATTTCTAACTTTAAGAAAAAATCACCATATTTACACATATTACGAATCCATGACCATAAGTTAAATTCAATGTTTAAAACATCATAAAATAAGTTATATAAGATTTTTTGAATATCTTCATCTGCAGATTTGATTGATAAAACCTCCCCCATATCATTTTTTAAAGTTGCTTCATCAGCAACAATATCTAATGCAGATGCTATAATAGCATCCATATCCATTGCATCATAGTCTGAATATAATAAAGGGCGCATTGTTTGATAATTAAATGCTGCCTGTTGACCATAAATTGATGTTCCTGAGTTAGAGTATATTCTATTAAATCTATCTACTAATGAATTAGTTTCTATATCTCCAGTTTGTTGTGCTTTATTAACATCAAATACTTTGAGTTGATCGCCTCCAACATTACGAATTATTACGTCTGTTGAAAATAATCTTCTAAGTCTTGAAAATAAACTTGTATCTGCCATGTTTTATTTATTTATAAATATTATATTAGCCAACTAATGTCGTGGTCTTTACCATTTATTTTGGTTTTATATGGGTTTTCAACACTACTATTAGCATTATACCCACCACTATATTTGACTTTATTACTTTTTATGCTTCCTAATGCTGCTCTTGCCATATCTAAACTCTGTTGTTGAAACTTTAATGAGGTATCTCTCAGGAACATACCAATTCCAAATGACATAACCAAGTCATCGTTGTAACCACTTTGAGCTTCTGGTCTACCATTTTTCCAAATAAATACTTTCATTTCTTCTAATAAACGTTTCGAACGAATTATTACAGATTTATCACCTACAAATTCTCTGAATTTATTAATGCAAAGTGGTCTTGTTCTCATAGACATTGTAAATCCTGGGACCATTTCACTATTACTTTCATATACTCTTAAAAAAGATTCAGCTGTAAGGGCATCTGATTTTGGTGATTGGTATAGGTTTCTATATCCTCTTTCTCTAATAGCGTCTAATGTTGCCCATCCTATATTAGCATTTTCTACTACTAACATAGCATTATTATATTCAGTAGCTAACCCAGTTAAAAAATAACCAAATTCTTTTGGGGGTAATTGGCCCTTATATTCTGCTACTTGTGTGTTAGTTTGAATATCCATTACATGACACGCCGAAAAGTCTTTTCCATCTCCCCTAGCAACATCAGCTACAATCATATATTCTCTGGAGTAATCAGCATTTTCCCAAACCCATAAATTTTGATCTGCTCCTCTTCTTTCTAATGGGTCTTGTATTGTACTTTGTGATATAAAATCAATCCATTCTGAATAAAATACTATATCTCCTGATGTACTAAAATCACAGTCACATTCTTGTGAAGCTAATCTTGGATCACCTAATAATTCATCTTGTCTATCTCTCCATGATTGATCTCTTTCAGGATGAACATCCCAAGGTAATCTTATTGGTATAAAATCATTTTGATTATTTTCTGCTGATACCCATGTTTTGTGAAACCAATTTCCAGTACCATAAGGGGTACTTAATACTATAGCACCACCCCCTGTTGCTAGTGTTTGTTGAGCTGATGCCCATATTTCTCCAATTTGGTCAATAAAGGCTGCCTCATCAATTAATAGTAATGATACTGCTTCTGATCTACCAGCATCACTACTTGCAGATGTTGCTTTAATTATTGAACCATTGTTAAGTCGAAGTGATAATTTATTATTTTCTTCAGCTGGTATTTTTAACCATGAAGGTAAATTATCATACATAAATTTTACCTTAGTAACCATATTACGTGCTGTTTCCTGTTTAGTCGCAATACATAATACATTTTTATCTTTATGAAATAACATTAACCATAAAGAATATCCAGCCGATAGTGTTGATATTCCTAATTGTCTTGATTTTAAAATAATTGAATATGGGTTTTCTTGCATTAAATGCAATACTTTTTCTTGAAATGGGTATAAATTAAATAATATTCTTCCTCTTTGGGGGTGTTGGATATTGCAGTATTTTTTCATAAAGTGTGCAGGATCTTTAGCACATTTTATATATTCTTGTCTTATTATTTGTTTTAAATCTGACATTATTTATTTCCTATTTTCCAATATAATCTACCAGATATTACAGGTTGGAAATTTTGATTAACTCCTAACCCTAACCCATACATTTGTTTTTTCTTATTTTTATATAATAATTCACCCCCAACATAATTTAACTGGTCTGATCTTCCTTGTATCCCTATACCCCAATAAAATTCTCTATTATTTAGATAAATTTCTTCAGTTATAGTAGTTGTAGGTATTAAAATATTGGATTCAACTGCTCTTTTCCAAACTGTATTTTTATATATAGTATCTGTTATTGTTATAATACCTAAAGAATCTAAACTAATTTCATCTATAAAAACATTTTTAGCATAATAATCTTTTAATACTTCTAAAGTATCAATAGGAGTATTAATTAAAATAGAATCTATTTGAGTAACAATCTTAGTTTTCCATTTAGGAACATATACTTCTTTTACAACATTTATAGTATCCCACTTAGTTTCTGTTTTTGTAATAATTTTAGGCTCAGTAATAGTTTTCCCCCCATCACATGACCTCATAAAAAAGATAATAGCCACTAATGCTACAATAAGTAGCGTTTGAATATTTTTAAAGAAGTCCTTCAATCTCTTTTTTAATTTTTGTTAAAGTTCTAAGTCTATCCTTTAACTTTTCTTTTTCACTACCTTCAGCATCTTTCCACTTTTTAGCTGTGGATTTTAATTCTGCTGATGTTTGTTGTAGTTTAGAAGCTAATTTTGATATAGAGTCTCCCTTTTTAGCAGATTTCATTGCTTTTTTATCCATATCATCTTCATCTTCATCCTCAAATACAGCTGTAGGAGCAACAGGAATGTTATATTTGTCTATTGTTTGATCGTCATATTTATGATCTACATAACCATCATCTTGAAATTGGCCTGTATCATTTCCTTCTCCTAATCCTAAATCTTTAGTTAATTGGGCTGTTTTTTCTAATTCAGCATTATAATCTTGTTGGGCCTTAACATCTTCTTTAGATGCTTCTTCTAAAATATCAAGTATTTCTTCTTTTATAGCCTTTTTAAATTCTGATCTTTTCATTGTAAGAGTATTTTGTTATAAATATCACAAAGAAACTGCTTGTTTAACTAATTCTATACGTTCTTCAGTGGATCCTTTAATTTCTATTAAATTTTTAACTTTATGTCTATATTTAATAATTAACAATTGGATATTCTGATCAATTAATTTTCTATATTCTGCATTAGTTTCTCTAACACCATTATTTTCAATTTCAACCCCTTCAGGTGAAACATAAAATACATAATCATACTCATCTAACATATTACTCGCAAAACCGCAAAAATCATCTGCCTCTAAATAATTCATTGATTTTGAACATTTAGCAAATGCCATAACATCAATAATTGTTCTATCTGTTATGATATTATCTTGCATTAATTCACTTGCTCTTTCAGCTAAAAATACTGCTTGACCTTTAACTGTTGAATCTGTATTTAATGGTATACCCATTTCCATAAGATACTTAGAACGTTCTGTTCTAAATTTATAATCTTTAAACTCTGGTAATTTAGCTAAAGCATTAACTAAAGTTGTTTTACCTACTGACATTGTGCCACAAAAACCTATTTTCATATTAAAATGGTAAATTTAATGGATCTAATTGTGAAGATCCCATTCCTACTCTATAACTATCACTATCAAAATGTTGTGTTGATACCTCAAATATACAACTTCCTTCTTCAAGAGCCAACATTTGGTGGGGTTGACCGGGCATTAAATGAATACAATCACCTTCTGTTACTTCAACTGATAATTGTTCTGCTGTTTCAGTATCTATGTATTTATACAAAAATTTTCCTTTGGAAATATACCATGCTTCATCTTTAAGTAAATGATAATGCATTGAAAAGGATTTACCTTCTTTAAATACTAATAATTTACCACAATAGTGTTCATTATTAATAATCCATAATTCATGACCCCATGCTTTTTTATGAATTTCTCCTTTATAGGGCATTGCTTGTAACGTATGTTCTCTCATATTAATTTCTATAAGTTTCTCCTTTGGGTGCCGATTGTTTATACCAAGGTAATCCTTCTCTTTCTTTCATTATTTCTTTAAAATCTTCTTCTGAATATTCAATTCCACTTAAAAAATATCCTTTTTTAAATTCTGATTGTTTATTTATAGGAACAATTGCGGGGTGATCCCATCTATGATGTTTCCAATGATCTTCACCTTCCATTTTTATTAAATAATGTCTTGCTCCTCTTGATTTAATAACTTTTTCTTCATATAATTTTTCACTGTTTGCCATAGTCTTTATTTTTTGTTTACATTGCTTTAATAATCTGTTCTGCTACTAATGTACCTTGTGCCCCTGATACTGTTATTCCTCTTGCACTTAAGGCATCACCTACAAAA